CAAGGTGCTACTGATGTAGAATACCTAACAGCAACAGTTGATTTTGCATATCAAATTTATGAAATTGAACCAATTGTATAATTTAAAATGACTATATATTAGTGAGCAGAGAATTTGATATATTTTAACAAAATCAAATTCTTAGACTTAATCACTGGTGACAACTCGGCAAGCCTCATCAGGGTCAATATATAATAAGGGAAGATTATCATTCTCTGCTCATTTTTTTATGAAAGTACATTATGAATTTAGAAGAATTGAAGAAAGAAGCATACAAAGACCTACCTATCACTGATCAAGAACATTTAGATCAGGAATCCTTTCGCAACCAAGAAATCAAATCAAAATGGTTAGACTATAAAACAAGGTTCGAGCTTTTACTTGTCAAAAATAAAGGTGACTATCAAAAACTTTATAGAGCCAAATGGGAATACTATGGTGGTAAGTCAGATGCAAAAGTATATGCATCTAAACCATTTGACCTCAAAGTACTTAAAACTGATCTTGCAATGTACATAAACTCTGATGATGAAGTTATAGAACTTGGTGCAAAGATTAGTTATCTAGAAACTGTTATAAAATTTATTGAAGGTATAATTAAGTCAATAGATAATCGTGGATGGGATGTAAGTCATGCCATAAATTGGAAGAAATTTGAAGCTGGTATGATGTAATATGATTAATTATATCAACATTGATAAAAGTTTTTCTGTTCCTGATACACTTGAAGATGGTGTTATTATTGAAAAAAGTGGTAATGTAAAAAGAAACTCAAAGGTATTTTTTATTAAAGATGCTGAAACCTGTAAAGAACTCTTTAATATTATTAATGAGTCAACAACAATTCAGCTGACTGATATAGAACCATTACAATATTCTGAGTATAGTGTTGGTGGTGAATATGGTTGGCATAGAGATATTCTTGACAATCCATACCCTAACGGATTGGTTAGAAAAGTATCTTTTTCTACTCTTCTGAATCAAGATTTTGAAGGTGGTGAATTTGACATTGAAACAAGAAACCCATTTGAAAAGAAACGATACGATACGTTTGACTTGTCCAAAAAACACAACACTGTAATATTTCCCTCTCATATGTGGCACAGAGTAAGACCAGTAAAAACTGGTGTTAGAAAATCTATAGTGGGTTGGGTATTAGGGCCTCCGTAATGCATATATCAAAAAAGAATGAAGTATACATAATTCTTAGTGAACTAACTGATTCGGAACGTCAAGAATTATCAGAGTTTTTTACCTTTGAAGTTCCTGGCGCAAAGTTTATGCCTCAATTTAAAAACCGTATGTGGGATGGTAAGATACGATTATTTTCTCCAGCAACAGGAGAAATATATTTAGGACTATTACCTTACATCAAGAAATTTTGTGCTAGTAATGCAATCCCATATATAATAGAAGAAGGAGTAGAAAATGACAAACATTTGGATGGTAAGAGCACTAGAGGTTTTATCAAATCCCTCAAACCAAAATCACAAGGAAAGTCCCTCAAAATTAGAGACTATCAGATTTCGGCTGTCGCTCATGCACTTGCCAGAGATAGGGCTCTTCTTGTTTCTCCTACTGCTAGTGGTAAGTCACTAATAATATATTCTCTGGTTCGTTATTACCAGATGAAGGAACTAAAGACATTAATACTTGTTCCTACTACTTCTTTAGTAGAACAGATGTATACAGACTTTGAAGATTATGGTTGGAGTTCTGGTACATATTGTCAGAAGGTATATCAAGGTTATACTACAAAAGTAGAAAAGGACGTAGTTATATCTACGTGGCAATCTCTCTATAAAATGCCAAGAAAATATTTTGATCAGTTTGGGTGTGTAATCGGTGACGAAGCCCATATGTTTAAGGCAAAATCACTTACTGGTATAATGACTAAGATGCACCATTGTAAGTATAGATTCGGTCTTACAGGGACTTTAGACGGTACACAGACGCATCAATTAGTACTAGAGGGTCTATTTGGTGCAGTTGAAAAAGTTGTCACTACAAAAGAACTTATAGACAAAAATACACTCGCAAATCTAAAAATAAAATGTATTATATTGAAACATCCTAATATAAGGGAAAAAATGAGCTATGCTGAAGAAATGGAATATCTTGTCACTAACGAAAAACGAAATGATTTCTTACTTAATCTATTACGGCATCTTAGGGGTAATACTTTATGTCTCTTTCAATTTGTAGAAAAACATGGAAAACTTTTATATGACAAATCAAAGGGGAATAAAAATGATAACATTTATTTTGTATATGGTGGTGTTGATACAAGTGAAAGGGAAGCTATTCGTGGATTGGTTGAAAAACATACCAACTCTACTACTATTGCATCCTACGGCACTTTTAGTACTGGTATTAACATTCGTAATATTAACAACATCGTGCTCGCAAGTCCAAGTAAATCAAAGATTAGAGTCTTGCAATCAATCGGGAGAGGTTTGCGTACATCATCAAGTAAAGATTCCGTTTTAATATATGACATTGCAGATGATATTAGCTATAATGAAAGAAGGAACTTTACTCTTAACCACTTCACAGAAAGACTAAATATTTATAACGAAGAACAATTCGATTACGACATTAGTAAGGTAAAATTAAAATGAATGATACAACCTATAAAGTTATTAAACTATCTAATGGCGAAGATATTATTGCGACTTTAACTTCTGAAAACGAATCAGACATTGAAATAGAAAATCCTCTTTTGATGTCAGTCTTTCCAGAAATGACAAAAAGTGGAGAACTTGATTCTTTAAACTTGAGCCGATGGATACAACCATACACAGAGCAAAGTTATTTTACTTTGTCAAAATCGACAGTCGTAACAACGGCTGTAGCATCGCCAGGACTTTCTAGATATTATGAATACGTTCTAAGAAGAATAGAAGATTGGAAAGGTAATAACGAAGAAACTTTAGAAGAAATATCTGATGATGATGTATATGATGAACTTCTAGATGAACTAGAAACACAAAGTAAATCTATTCATTGAACCTCAACATAGTTGAGTATATAGACGATATTGCCTTCTGTCAATCCCCTTTTCAAAAAAAGATATGCGATAAGTACATTGACAATTATTACAACTTAGTATATATTATATAATAGTATATCTAAGGAGCTATTATGGTAAAAAAACCAAAGAAACCACATTACGTAGATAATAAGAAATTTCTTCAAGCAATGATTGATTGGAGAGAAACTTGGCCAGATGAGGAACACATACCACCTGTTACTGATTATATTGGTGAGTGTTTTTTAAAGATTGCGAATCATCTAGCATACAGACCTAACTTTATAAACTATACATATAGAGAAGAGATGGTATCTGATGGTATTGAAAACTGTTTACAATATGTAAAAAACTTTAATCCAGAGAAATCTAGTAATCCATTTGCATACTTTACACAAATTATTTATTATGCTTTTCTACGAAGAATACAAAGAGAAAAGAAACAAACTCATGTTAAGAATAAGTTGATAGAAAATAAAAACTATGAATCTTGGACTGTTATGGAAGGTGATGATACTGGATATTCTGTAATTGGTTTTGATCCTACAATAATGCTTCCTGATGAGGATGTTTACAAACCAAAGAAAAAAGAAGCCGTTAAGAAGAAGGGTTTAGAAAATTTTATGGAAGAAGATGATATTGAAAAAATTGCCGAAAGGGGCATAGATTGAAAATAGCAATAATCACTGATACACACTTTGGTGCTCGTAACGATAACGCAAACTTTAATGAATACTTTTTTAAGTTCTATGAAAATTTATTTTTCCCTACACTAATAGAAAGAGGGATTACTACTTGTATTCATATGGGTGATGTTATGGATAGGCGTAAGTATGTTTCATATAAAACTGCAACTGATTTTAGAAAAAGGTTTATAGATAAGTTTGTAGAGATTGGTGTTGACTTACATTTGATAGTGGGAAACCATGATACTTATTATAAGAATACAAGTGAAGTTAATTCTATGGA